CTTTTACTTGCGTCGGGCTGAATTGTTGGAGCGCTTACGGCTTGCGATTTCACGCTGTCAGGAATGAATCACTCTGACGCTTTCGCATCCACTGCATGATCCCCGCCTGCCCAACTGATCGTGATTGATTGTTGGGCGGGTGCATCTTCTTTGCGGTCTCTGATGCCATGCGGTTGAGATCTTGCCAGCGTCCAGCGCAGCGTTTCGATTTCCAGCTTTCGGCGTTGGATCTCGGCTCCTAACCAACGTCCATCGCATGGCGTTCCGTCTGCATGTGTCTTTGGCAGCTCGGCCATTGCCAGCTTGTTGATGCGGTCAGAGTGCCACTCGGCTTGCATGATGCGGCCTTGACGGTAGATCTCAAACATCTGCTCATCGCGTGCGACGGCTGATGTGATGGCGCGATATGATGGCATGTGCGGATCTTCTACGATCTGCAGGAGGTTTTCGCCCATTGCCATACGCTCGGCGACTTCTGTCATGATGGCTTTGGTGACTCTGACCGAATGGCCTTTGTTATTTCCGCCCATTGCGCGAACCTCCTTGGGGTTTTCGTGACTCTATATCATTCTGCCCATCGGTCCAAGTGTTTGGTGAGATTTCGCCAAGCGTCATCATTTGGATATGGATTTGGTGTTGTGGCTCTGGCTTGAGATAGGATTGGTGGTCTGGATGCAGGCACCATCTGGTGACTAGGCCAGTGGTTGGATGTCCTAGGCGTTGCGCCATGTCTTGATATGTGATGCCTTTGGCTTTGCGCCAGGCTTCAAGCTTGTTCATCTGTGAGTTCCATCATGAGGGACAGGTATGAGATTGCGTCAATGACGCTATCCTCGTTGTGAGAATGCGCGAGGCGAGAGAGTTTGAGTTCAACCATGATTTGGGCTGCCTGTCTTTTGGTGATTGGCACTTTAACGATTTGGCTGATGCGTTGTGCGAAGCGTTCGAAGTTATCGTGCGGTGATCCGTATGCTTCTTGCCTTGGACCATTGATAAGTATCGACGCCTGTTTTAGGGCGGCTTCAGCTTTAGAAAGGGATTTCATCTTCCAGCTCCATGTTTCTGATGGCTGTGACCTCTGCGCCTGGGAAAGCTGCCTTGGCTGCGTCGATCATTTCTTTTGCGAGACTGCGTCTGTACATGGTCAGCGCTAGGACCATCTCACGCTCTGTGATCAGCTCCAGCTTTGGGTACGCCTCCTGCGCTCTCTGCCAATTTCTAGAATCGCGCATCAGGCCGAAGGTATACCCATCTGCCTCAACGACCCACACCTGCGCTGTAGGAGGCTCTCCGTGAGCCTGCGAGGCTATCTGATCCATAGCCTGCATCCCTCTCACGCAAACCGATGCTCTGGTCGCCACCTCATCTGGATCTTGCGCATCGATGGCAGCGTTGAGCTTGGCCATTGCTGAGCCGTATTTGGCGGCCACGTCTGCCGGCACCAGCTCGACGAGCCGATCGATGCCCCACTTGTGATCCATCTCATTGGCCATGCGATCGAACGGTGCGAGTGCGAAGTCACACATGATCTGGGTTGCCGTTGCGCCTGGATGGATGAGCCGATCCGACTTCCTCTCACGCTTTGGCTTTTGCGGTCTCTGTTCTGTCACGATGTCTCTCCTCTAATGTTGGCCCATCATCCTGGCATTTTATCTTCGATGGCCTCACTTCGCACGGGGGGAGCGCCAGCGGGCCGAAGGCCCCCCCGTGCGGGGTGAGGATCGCCATTCAACTTACATCATCCGCTCATCTGTCTGGCTCTGATAAGTAAAGGATACGAGATGCTCTGCATCGGATCCTTTGCGCGTCCGAAGGGGCTCTTGACAGCGCCTCCTCAGGGCTGTAAAGTCCGAAGGACTCAAGCAAAGCACCTGAGGTTGCAGATTTGTCACAGTTTTGATGACTGCTTGAGCCGCTTCACTCTCACCATGACCGTCGTGTGTTCGGACTTGTAAGGGTCCAGATTGCCGAGTGCTTTTGTGAGTTTGTCTTGGTCGAGCCGGTTTGATTTTTGTGTGTCGATTGATGCTTCGTAGGCATTGCCTTTGAGTGACGCACCGTCTTTTAGCAGCGCCTCTCTCAGCAGATTTTCCTTTACCTGCAAGGCTTTAATCTCAGCTCTGATGTCTGCGAGTGCATCGGCTGGATGCACGTTGCTCGTTGTCATGTCGGCATGTATAGAATTGGTCATTGCGACCTCCTTGGCTTAGGTTGCGATCACGGGGGCGGCTGTTCGCGCAGTGCGCCCCCAACTTATTTGTATCACGCGAGGCCGTTCGTTGCAACGACGTGACTTCCTCACTTGGTTTGCCTTGTTTTTAAGGGTCTTGGCCATGTCTTCCTCACCTTTTCCTCACCTATTATTGTCAGGTGAGGAAAGGTTTTTCGGTTAAAATCCGGCTTCCTCGCGCTGTATCCAAGAGCCAACCACCACGACTTGTGTCTCTCGTCCTTGTCGTGGGTCTTTGTATGTCTCTATGCGCAGCACGTCTGTCTTGACCCACTGCTTGAGGATGGCAGTGACGCGGCCTTTGCCTGCTTTTTCTGTGGTGTCGATGTCGAGGATCTCTCCGATGGTGTGGCCGACCCATGCTTTGGCTTGTGAGCTTTCTCTGAGTGGTTCGTCTTCGGCTGCTTTGCCGATGGCACGTTGGCACTTCATTGCGGCCTCTGCTGTGACGCCTTCGAAGGCATCTGGCAGGTTGACGGTGCGCACGACTGCGATGTGTTCGCCGTTGGCGATTTGCACGCCTATGGTTTGCATGTAGGTGGCCTTGTCTGCCGGTGCTGCGAGGTTTGACTTGGCATCGTCGGCTCTGAAGATGCCTTTGCCTGCATCGCCTTCGAGGCCCAGCTTTTCGGCGGCTTCTTCGCTGACCTTGTTGAGTACTCTTGCAGCACGGGCTGCGCCGATGAGGGCGTTGGCACCTCTGACGCTATCGACTGTTGCATCGTCTCCGTTGCCTTTGCGGATGTGGTGTACTGGGTGGACGGATGCGCCTGTCTCTCTGGCCAGCTTGCGCAACATGGCGACGACCACCTGCACGGCCATGTTGGAGTTCTCATTGACCATGTGAGCCGAGATCAGGGGATCTATGAGGATCACCCCTATGCCCAAGGCTTTGACTTTGTTGATCATGTAGTTCAGCAGCGCATCGTTCTCTGTCACGCCGTCTCTTGTTTCGGCGGCCAGGGTGATGCGGATGTCATCTTCCCCGTCGAGGAAGAGCCAGCCTGCCAGATCTTTGTGAGCGATGCTGTAGTGCTGCATGACGGCTGCGAGGCGCAGGAGGCTTTCGCTGCGCGGGTCTTCGAGGTTGACCAGCCAGACCTTTGTGCGCTCGTGAACGTCTTGGTCGAGGAGCTTGCGGCCTGTGGCTATGGCGACGGCCTCAACCATTGTGAGGCTGGTCTTGCCGATGCCGCCGGCTGATGCTGTGAGGCTGACGTAGCCCCTGATGTAGGTTCGACCATAGATCCACTGCCTGCGTGGCAGGGTGAGGGGGTTGAAGTCTTCGATCGGGGTTGGCCAGGTTGCTTGGTCGGCCTGTTGCTCTGGCGCTGGCGCGTCAAAGGTTTGGGCTGGCACTTGGTCGGCCATCTTTTGCTGGACAGGATCGGGCTGCGGTGTCCAACCCTTGGCTCTGGCACCGTCGATCGCTTGCTGCACTTCTCTGCGTGTGTCTTCGGTGGTGTATCCTGTCAGGGTCAGGCGATCGGTGAGGGCGTGGATCTCGCTGTCTGCCAGACCGCGTGCGACGTATGAGGCGACGAGGCGGATGATGTTGGCGTGCCAGTTGTTGCCTTGCAGGATGTCGGCCTCTGCAAGGGCGCGGTCCATAGCTTGCTGGCCCAGATCGATCTGCAGACCTGTGCCGGCTGGTGCGGCTGCTGACGCTGTGGTGCGCTGCTGCGTGGGCGGGAAGGCCCGCATCATGCGCTCGAAGGGGACAGGATCTCTGTCGGTGCTGAACTGTGTGCGGAAGGTTGTCAGTTCGGGCTGGTAGCCTCGGCTCTTCTTGTCGTCGTTAGGCCATGACACTGTACCTGCCACGCGCATGATGCGGGATGGATTGATCACGGCTGGATCTGTTCCGAGGCTGGCGGCGATGCTGGCCTGCACGCCACGCCATGCGTCGAGGTTGTAGCACGGCTCTTCCAGGCGCCAGTATGCGTGGCCTCGCACATAGGGTGTCGTGCCTGTCTTCACGCTCATGGTGAACTGCGGGCCTGCCAGTGCGATGACGTTGCGCATGCTGTTATCGCTGTCTGCATCGGCGAAGCAGTAGAGGGCGGCCAGGATGTCGGTGTCCTTGGCGCCTTTGCCTGCCGGGATCTGGGCGTCCGATCTGATTGGGTTGATGCACATGTAGACGTTCTGGTGTGCCGCGTTCATGGCCTGCGCGTGCTGCACTGCGTCTTTGATGTCGGTGTGCTTGAAGCGTGCGGCGCTGACCTGCCTGGTGGCTGAGATGCAGCGCAGCTCTATCTGTGCTGGGCCGACCTCATCCCATCCGTCTGTGATGTAGCGGATGAAGCTTTCGATCTGGTCAGGCTGTGCTTGCAGTAGTTTGTCTTGCATTGTATTGTCCCTGTAGGCTTCCTCGCCTGTTTGACACTCATCCTGCCTGGATAACTTGCCCCCAGCGTGTCTGCGCTGGGGGCTTTTTCTTTTAGAATTCCATGTCGTCAGACACGGGTGCCGGAGCTGGTGCAGGCTTGGGCGCAGGTGCCGGAGCTGGTGCCGGGTCCAAAGCAATGCCGCCGGCTGCGCCTTCTTTCATGCAGTCGGGACGCGGCACCCACTTGATCACCTCAAGGATCGGCACGATCGTGCTGCCACGCTTGAACTGCATGGCCTTGGTGTTGGCCAGGCGCACGAGCGGCAGCATGTTGGGCGCTGGCTGCTGCTGCAGGCTTGGTGCGAGATCTGTCAGGGCTTGCCATGCGGCTGTGCCTGCCTGCTCCCAAGTGGCTGTGTCACCGCCGCCGATCGCCACGTTCATGCTGAAGCCCTTCTTCCAATCATCGCTGGGCGGGGGCAGCATCTGCGCTGGGCTGGGGTTCCACTTCCATTCGGGTGCCACGCCGGAGATGCCCTCCGACTTCTGCCAGCCCGTCTTGATCTTTTCGATGTCGAGGACCATGCCTTTGGTGGCGTCGTATGCGGTCTTGCTGTCAGCCGACCGAATGTAGAAGGACTTCGGGCCGATGGTGCCGCATTGGGTTCCGCGTGCGGACCACTGCAGGAAGGGACCGTTGGCGCCGTTGCCGCCTGTATCAAGTTCAAACATGGGTAGTGCCTTTCTTGTCGGGCGCATGTGCGCCGAGGAATGCCTGCTGCCGGCAGGCTCGGATGCTACGGTTTAGATCCCGTAGAATTCTTTGCGCAGGTCTTCGTTGCCGGACCAGTAGAACGACGACGGGTTGACCGGCACGATCGCCTTGGCTTCGTCTTTGTCCAAGCGGGCCAAGAAGGCTTCCATGCGGAAGATCTGGGCCTTGGCTTTGGTCAGGAGTTCTGTTGGGTCGCCGTCTTCTAGCAGCGAGATCTTCTTCTCGCTGACGTACAGAAACTTGACGGCCATGTTGCCATTGGCCTTGGCGTAGATGGCGCGTTGGAGCTGATGCTCTGGCGACATCTGGGTTGGGATGCGGCCAGTGGTTTTGAGATCGATGACGAGGCCGTGATCTGGGTAGACCAGATCCAGGTAGCCGATCACCGGGATGGTCCAGTTGTCGCCCCTGGCTACAATCTCGACCTTGTTCTGGTGGTGGTCGCCTTCCTCGACTTCTGGGAAGTGTGGCTTGCCGTACTTCTCCAGCTCGGCCACCGCCAGCTCGGTCATGGGTTTGATGCGATCGCGCTCACGGGTGGTGGCCTCGTCGCCGATGCGATACTTGCCGTCAAACTTTTCGACAGCCTGATCAATGGCTTGAGTGATGGGGTTGCCGAGTAGCGTGGCGGCTACTGCGTCTTCGGTGCAGATGCCACGCCATGCGGCTGGTCCCATCGGTGTGCGCTTGCCGTGCAGGTACTGCATGACCCAGACATCTGGCGCGTTGGCCCAGAGGTTGATGCTGGATGCCGACAGGTGGTCGATGTTGTGCTTCGTGAAGCCGTCAGAACATTGCGTCATGGGCCATTCTTTCTCTTGCCAGGTAGCAGAAGTCATCGAAGTTCACGTCGGCCCTGACGCCTTGCAGCATGAGGACGCAGCGAATTGGTTGCCGATCGTATCTGTAGATGACGACGGGTTGCTTGTGCGCCTTGTCGGCTGCAGCGCAGGCTTGCTGCCACCAAGTGTTCGGGCCGCCGATCGGGCCGTCGCTGTAGCGCTTCAGCTCCAGCAGGTAAGGCCAAGCCGGATCGTCGGTGATCAGGTCGCCGTACTCGGCCTGCTGATACTGCCGCAGATCTCTGGCGAACTTGATGCCCAGCTCCTGGAACAAGAGCTGCGCGATCTCGCGCTCGAAGTTGGCGCCTTTGTTTCTGCCATTAACCATCGTGCATCGCCTTGTTGACGTAGTCGGTGAGCTTGATGAGCGTCGTTTCCTTGGCCTCTTGCCGGCCTTTGACCAGCCGCCAGAGCGTGACGTGGCTGACGCCAGCGGCTGCAGCGACCGATTGCAGCGGTCGATCGGCCAGCATCAGACGCAGCTCCTTGATTGTGTAGACCATCCTGGCCTCCTGTTTCGGTGACGCAATCTATGCGCTCTTTGCTTGGCAGATGGCAAGCTAAAAATATTTCGCCAACGCAATTTTAGTGGGTTGACATAAATGATTGTGTCTCCCATGTTGTTTGCGTGAACGACATACTAGCAATTATGGAGACTAACAACATGCGTATCCGAGACATAGCCGCTGACCTCATCGGCATCCTCTGCATTTTTGCCCTGCTCTACGCGGGCTTCATGTTCGGCCTCGGGATGGGGTGGTGAGATGAACCTCAACAAAACCCACAAGGCCAAGATCGTCCGCGACATCATGGCCGACATCCCCCAGATCGACCACAGCGCGCAGGCGCATGCTCTGCTGCAGGCCAAGGCCATCGAGAAGATGCCTGCCGAGGTGCGGGCGGTATATGACAAGCCGGAGCTTCGGCGCTGGCTGGCGGTCCGCGTTGCCACGCATGCCAACCACCTTGGGGGAGCAAACATCATCTGGCAACGGGAGCGGGAGTATGGGCACGGGATGTCGCTCTATACCTACCGCATCCACTACAACAACACTGCCGAGGACCGAGAGCTTGTGCGCGAGGTCCAAGGACCGTTGGCCGACCTATCCCGCGCCGCCGAAGAGCAGTGGAAGGCACGTCGATCTATGGAGGACAAACTCAAGACCGTGCTGGCGGGCATCCGCACCTTGAAGCAGGCCAAGACGCTGCTGGAGCCTGAGCTTCACAAGTACCTGCCGGAAGAGCCGCCCAAGGACAGCAAGCCCGCGCAGGCCTCGACGGCGCTGGTGCCGTATGTCGTGGCTGGGCTGCGTGAGATGGGCTGGCCCAAGGATCAAGAGGAGGTTGCGTGATGGCTGTTAAACTTGGAGCAACCGACACCCACATCGTGCTGACCGCGCTGTGGGATTACCGCGAGACGCTGACCAACGGCCTCGCGCCCAACCCGCCGCATATACAGGCAAAGATCGCCAGCGTTGACCGCCTCATAAAGTCGTACAAGGCTTCTTTTTTGGCATTGGATAGATTGGGGATCATGTGATGAGCAAAGCAGACAAACTCCGCGTCTACATCGGCTACAAGCAGGAGCAGATCGACGATCTAGAAAAGAGATACGGCACTGGCGTCAGGCCGTCATGGGTCGGCGAGGAGATCACCATGCTGACCTTTTACGTGCAAGACGCAGAATACGAACTCAAGCGACTGGAAGCAAACAATGCAACCGACTGAGATCATCATCACTAACAAGCTAGCCACTGGCACCACCTTCGCGGTCCTCGCCAGCGACATGACGCAGAACGTGTTCATCCCGAGCAAGCTGGCGTTGGATGCCAGCCTGCGCCCCGGCCAGAAGATTTTGGCGCAGATCGTCCCCAACATGTCACAGCCGGAGAAGACGCCTTGGCTGGCGATCTCGCTGGAAATTGGATTGCACGCTCCGTCGATGGATCTGCAAGATCGCATACGCGGCGAGCTGGAGAACGGGCCGGCCACGGTTTACGATCTGGCCAAGATGCTGGACGCCGACATTGAGGATGTGCAGGCCGAGCTGAAGTCCATGCGCTTGCCCCGCACTGATCTGTGGGCGCTTGAGCAGGCCGATCTTCTGGTGACGGTGGCATGATGTTCTGGCGCAAAGAACCAAAGACCATGCCGCACCGTGATGTGCAGGCAGAGGCCGCAATATGGATCAACAGCGCAGTGCAGGTGCTGCCGCCCAAGAGGTTCATGGACCTCGTCTACTGGGCCATCATTAGCAATCGCCAGATCGGCATCGAGGACATCGACGCGCTGGCCAATCGGCTGTCGCGCATTGCGTGGGAACGGGGGCGGAGATGACCGGACTGCATCCAGACTACGGCCTGACGGACGAGCTTCGCGTTGAGGCCCTGCGCTCTGCCGCGCGCTTTGGAGTAAAGAAGGCTGCGGCTCTTTATGGTGTATCGCCAGCCAGCATCTACAAATGGCGCAAGGTGCCAGCACTGATGAAGCAGATGATGGAGGGGGACGATGACTGACGAAGAACTGGTGAAGCGGCTGCGAAGCTATGCCAAGGATCAGGGTGGCTGGCATAACATTGATGACACCTGCGAAGAAGCCGCCGACCGCATCGAAGCCCTGACCAAGGAGCGGAATGCGCTTCGGTCTGCACTAAACCGCATTCGCCCTATCCCAGAAAGAATTTTGCGCGGCATTCCTGTTCGCGATTTAGCAGAAACACTGGCAGAAGCTGACAGCGCGTTGATCAAAGGAGAGAGCCATGAGTGACCAAACATGCTGTGGCGCTTGCGGCTATCCAGTACATGCGACCAAAGAAATGGCTTGCGATTGGTGCCGCAAATCCGCCGCCCGCATCGAGGCTCTGACTGACAAGCTGGCGAAGGCGGAAGCTGGGCTGCTCGCCATTGCTAAGCGCGATGAGCAAATGATCTGGGGCGAAGACTATGAGGTGGAAGAAGCATTCAAAGATATGCGCGACATCGCCCTCGCCACCCTCGCAGAGATCAAAGGAGAGAGCCATGAGTGACATCCGCATCTTCAAGGGCGATGGCAAGCGGGCCGAGGACGTGACCGGGGAACTGGGCGACCGCATCAAAGCCCTGATCTATGAATATAGCGGAAGAATGCCACTCGCCGCTGCCGTTGGTGTCCTGCATCTTGTGGCTTACGAAATCACAAGGGACAGCGACTGATGACACGCACCCGGCACGACACATCGCCCCAAGCACAGGCCCTCCGCGCCGCTGGCTTTGTGCGCGTACCGGGCGGGTTGTGGGCGACCCAAGAGCAACTGGACCTCATCATGTATATGGTGAGGCCCAACCTAGAAATCATAGACAAGATCAAGGACCGATACGAATGGCACCTCCGAGACGAGTGATAACCCGCGACATGATCCAAGCAGCCAAAGACAGAGGCTGGCATTTAACGCTAACCGCCGAGCATTACGGGATGCACCGATCCAGCATTTCCGCCGCCTGTGAGCGTTTCGGCATCTCGCTGCCGATGCACAAGTTCTCGCCGCAGGCTGTGTCGCGGCGCAGCCCTGAGTGGAAGGAAGCCGTTGACGCCTTGACGCTCCAGCCCAAGACCAGCCCGACCTGGTCGTGCAGCCCTCGGGCGATCGAACGTGCGCTTGAAAAGATCCAGAACGGAAAGCGATTGCAGGGCACAGAGTGACCAGCTAAAACTATCGCGAGGGGCGCATACGGAACCTGCGGTTTTGTATTGGTCGACGGTCAGACTGCGCTACGGCTCACCATCCACCATCCGCGCCCCTCGCGACTTCACACCGGCTGCGTCTCTGTGATCAGGATGCCTTCGATCGATGCAGACACCGCATTCACCTGGCTCTTAGAGCAGAATGCCTTGGCCTCAACATCAGACTTCTCGGGCAGTGCGATCGGGAAATCAAACCAGAAGTCGATGAACTTGTTGTTCAGGTTCACGACCGCTGCGTTCTGGAATGGCAGGCCGAACAGCCGATACACCAGGCGAGCCGTGACAAACGCAGCGCTGTCAGATCCATGCGAGATCGTGCCGTGCGTGATGTAGAACGTCCGACCTGCCGGCACCGTATAGCGCACGCTCTCAGTGCGGTTGTGGCCGTTGTAGATCCGCTCGTACACAGTCGCCGGCACGCCAGACGTTACAGTGCCAGTGCCGATGTAGATGTTGAGTGTCGTCGGGTTGGCGATGACGTAGGCGTTCTGAATGCGCAGGTAGCTCTTGACCGTGGTCACAGCCGTCTGCCCGGTCAGCGTGACGATCTCATTGATCGGGTTGTAGTTCGCATCCAGCCCATTGATCATCACCTGGCATGTGGCTGTCGCGTCGTCAGATGACACGCTCATCTGGATCGCCGATGCCGGATACTGGTAGATCCCGCCCTGATACCAGATCGTCTCTTCGGCTGTCTGCACATCTGGGTTGTTGCCGTAGACAAAGACGGGCGTGCCATTCGACACATGCCCCATAGAGGCACGCAGGTTAAACGGCATTTCCTTGTGGAGCTGCCAGCTATGGTGTGCCTCTAGGTCGGTCATTCTTTATTCCTTGCGCTGATTGCAGCCGCCTTCTTCTTGGCGTCGGCCTTGCTGCTGGCGCCCCAGGCCATCAGGGATTTGAGCAGCCTGGTCGGCTCGCCGTCCTTGTCGCGCTCCGGCCCAGCCATGTTGCCCATACGCGCCAGGAAGCTTGCGCGGCGCGGGTTGTCACCAGACTTCACCGGCGCCTTCAGATCTGAGCCTGGGTTCTCACGCTCATAGGAGCGACGGCCCTTTTCGTTCAGGCCGCCGCTTTCTGATTTGCCTTCCTTGCGCTGCCAGGCTGCAGACTTAGGCATTCTTCTTCTCCTTGAATGGCCCAGCCTTGCGGGTCATCAGCGAGTAGGTCTTCTTGTCGATCGTGCTGTCGTCCTTGTCGCGAGACGTGCCGGCTTCTTTGCGTGCGTTCATGTTGGCATACAGTCCAGGCTTCTTGTTCATGGTCATCACCCCAAGAGTTTCGCTAGTGTCTTCGGACCAGCCACACCGTCAGCCGTGAGGCCATTGGCTGCTTGCCACTTCTTCAGCGCAGCCTCAGTGCCTGGGCCGAAGTCTCCGTCTGCAGACAGGCCGAGCTTGGCCTGCATGCGCTTGACCTCTTCGCCCTTAGATCCCCGGCGCAGGGCGCCACCTGTCGGAGCTGCTTCGCTGTTGGCTGCACGCAAGGGGATCTTGCCCGTCAGCACAGCCATTGCCTTTTCGTACCGAGCTTGCCGATCTTGCAAGCCAATGTCCCCCCCGTTGATCTTCTTCGTGAGAGCCGGAACACTGCCAGTGTCGGCGACGGTGTTCAGGTTGTTGGTGTTCCAGAACCACAGGGCCGATGCCAGCGCACCCTCCTTGGTCTCGACCCACTCGGCTGCTTCCTCGGCGGTCATGTCGTAGTCTTTCGCAAAGCGGGTGTAGTTGTCCCGCCCGGTGAGCTGCTTCAGGCCACGCCCACGGAAGCGCCAGCCGTCACCAGGCTGCGTATTGCCCAGCTTGGACGTGCGGAACTCATCCATGTACACATAGTTGGCGATCTTCTCAGGGTTCTTGGCATACTCGGCGGCGTTGCGCTTGCCGGGTCCGAAGTAGCGCGGGAACACCTTGTTCAGGGTCTCCTCGCGGTAGTTCAGGTTTTCGGACATGGCGTTGAAGTCCATGCTCTCATGGGCGCACTGGCTGATAAAGCCAGCGATCCGCTGGTCAGTGGTGATGTCGTATTTGGGCAAGGCTTTGTTCAGCTCCTCGCACCAGGCGGCAACCTCTTTGTTCGTCGGGATCATAGCCGCCAGTTGGGCTTCGGTAATCAGGCTCATCGTCTATCTCCTCATTCACACCAGGATTGTTTCGCATCGCCCTTGTAGGGACGGGCTAGGCCCGCGGAAATCAGGCTTTGGGCTAGGCTCTGATGGTCTAGGTAGATCTCGCCCAGCACCCGGCCACCGTACTTGTCCCACTTCAAGATCTTGACATCGACCTCAAGCGCATTGGCGACCGCGTCTTTTGTAAAGGCGCTGGCTTTCTTAGCCAAAGCTGCTTCCGCGTCGCACTGAGCGCGAGGTGCTTTCTCTGGGGTGTCGATGCCAATGACCCTGATCGACAGCTTGGGCGGCAGGGGCGACGGTAGAAAATCCACCGCAATCTCCACGGTATCGCCGTCAATGACGCGGGTAATTTCATAAGCATGGGCAGGCGCAGCCGTCAGTAGGAGCAGGGCCAGCCATTTCATTTCTTCGGCTTCTTCTTCACGACCGCCCCAAGCACAGCTTCCTGCGCCATGTCCTTGCCCATGCCGCCGAGCAGGTCACCGACGTTGCCCGTGGCTGCAACCTTGATTGCGTTCTCGACCGGGTCAGGCAGGTTCACCTTGTCCAGTACGGCATCGACCACCTTCTCCTTGGCTTTCCGGCCAATGAGCATTCCAACCATGCGTCCGATCATTCGGTGTACTCCTGTTTTGGCGGCTCATCGTTGCCGTCGTTTCTCTTGCTGCTATTGCCTGCCGCGAGGACGCCCCCTAGCGCCCCCACGATAAACGAGGCCAGTGGGGTGAGAAGCTCAAAAAATTTCTGGTCATTCGGCGAAACCTCAAGGGGTTGCGTGATGAACACCAGCGAGTAAAGCACGGCAAAGATCGTGCCGCCCAGTATGACCACCAACGAGCAACCGATGAAGTAGCGCAGTCGCGCCTCTAGCATTTCTGGGTCGTTCTTATTGCGTGACATTGATTGCACCTCCTGTGAGATCGGACGGGCAGGTCCGGGTAGCCGAGCAGATCGGCGGTTTGCATTCTGGGTTGGAGGACCACTGGGCTGGGTCCATGCATGGGTAGCGGTAGAAGCCGTCACCACTAACCCAGAAGATCCCGGCAAGCGCGGCGATGAAAGCCACCCAGACTAGTTTTTCGATCATTGCATCGGGTTCCTTATCAGGTCATCCATTGCTTTCCACAGGTCTTCGATTTCAGCGTCGTACTTCTCCAGCTTGCCTGCGAGGCCGCTGCTGACGCTGTCTGACTTCTCCACCATAGACCGCAAGTCCATCAACTCTTTCTGCTGCTCAAGGATTGTCCCCATTTGGGTCGAGATCGCCGACAGCTTCGGTGCAAGGCCGCGCACATCGTTGTCTTGGATCGCTTGCTCAAGAGTTTGCACCCGGCTGACCACATCCAGAACTTCGGCAACGCTTTCCTCCACGCCCCAGAACCTGTTCACAACATCGTAGCCATAGTAAATCGTTCCGCTGATACCAGACAGGACGGGCAGGGCGGCGGCGAACCACCAGCCCTTTACGTCAAAGCCCGCGATCCGCAGGCCAGTGGTTTCAGCTTCCTCACTCACGAACCGTACCCGGCAGCGTAGACATCAGACAGCGTCACAGTGTCAGCACCAAGCAGCCCTTGCAGGCCGATGCCGAAGACGTTGGTCGCGGAGATGTTCATAATGTCAGCCGTGGCAGAGTAGGCCACCGTCGCGCCGTAGAGGCTGGTGCCGCTGTTGGCCGCGTAGGCGTCAACTGTCCCGGTCATAGTCGTGTTGCGAGATGCGGCCAAGAAGGCACCAGCATCGCGGGCGTAGGTCTGCACAGCGCCGAGAGCGTTGTTGTAGTTGCTTACATCCGCAGCCGTGATAGTCATGTCGTTGCTGGACAATACGGCCTGCACTGCCATCTGTTCCTGCACCGTGTCGGCGTTGGCAGCCATGTTGGCCACAGCCTGCACCTCCATCAAAACCGCAGTTGCGGCAACGAGTTGATCGACAGCCGTATCGAGATTTGCCATCGTTGCAACGTAGTTATCCTGAAACAACAATTCGGCGTTATAGTACGTCGCGTCGATCACCCCCTGCACATCAGCGTTGTAATCAAGCCGCATCTGCTCAGTGACAGTCGCCGTCTGCATGATGCCGGGTTCAAGGATGTCGCCGTTGCTGGCGCTGTAGGTGGCACCAGCCGTCAGGCTCTGAGCCGCGTTCAGTTGGTCAAGGATTGTCTGGGCCGACCCCTCCAGCGCCGTCATCGTCGGATCGGCGTGAGCGGCGGAAACGCTCAGACAGAGTAGGGCCACTGTTCTCTTGAGGTACGACATCGGGCAGTTCCTCTCCGATCATCAGGAAGGTGTCCCAGAAGGACCGATCTTGCGCGTATCCTACCACATAGGTATGCGGGTTGTCACGCATAGCCAGATAGCCCTCGCGGCCCACCAGCAGCTTACCTGTCTCAATGCTGTAGATCGGGCATGGCGTCGATGCCAAGGCCATAGCTTTGTAGATTTGGGCGTTGTCGCACATGACGGAAATGCCGCTGACTTGCAGCCCGAGGCCACCGCTTTCCTGCGGTGTGCCGAGCAGGCGGGCGTCCTTGCGCCGGTTGCACTCAGGGTCTTGCTCCATGCTTCCCTCGGCACGACCGAAGATGCTGATCTGGAAAGCCTGCTGTTTTGGGATCAGGCAACTATCATTGCCGCCGCCGCCCATGACTGTCGGCGCTGCGGCTGTCGGCACAGGCGTAGAGAACGGAGACGAGCCAGCGCCGTTGTAGTTTCGCGTCTCGCTGGTCGAGACGTTGCCGCTGTCAATTGTGGAGTTGGTGTTGCCGCTGTTGGTGTTCAGATCACCCGTGACTTGGGCGGTGGCGGCTGTCGTCAGTAGACAGAGCAGAGCGCACCCATAACGTCCCGCGTGTCGCCAGAGCATAGCAGTTCGTTGGCCGCGTCTCCGTGCGCCATGTAGTACAAGGTCTCTGCGTTCTGGCGGATTTCGCACTGGCGGTCACCTTTCGGGCAGGCCGTCGTGTAGGCCACGGACGATACAGTAACAGGGCCGCAG